TATTCGTCAAACAACTTAATTACTGGAGCTGACTCTTTTGCAGGTGACGGAGCAGCGGGAGCAGAAAATAATTTGTTGTACTGATCAACTAATCTAGGATCATTATCAATATCAACACCGAGAACAATAGTATTAAGATTAAACTTCCAAACTGTACCTTCTGATTTGGATTTCTCGCCGACAAATTCTCTGAAAAATAATGGAATAGTCTGTACGTTAAGTTGCCCATTCTGTGTAGGCTGGACGTGAATAATAGCAGGGTTCTTGACAGTTAAATGTGTCTTATCTTGACCAACTAAAGTTGCTAGCATAGTTCTGCCAATATGATCGATAAATGTTACAATATTCTCTTTGCTCATGTAGTTATATTATATTATAAACTATTAAAATCAACTCTCTTTTAATAGATCAAATAAATCTGTTTGAACTTGTGTGCCCGGTGATTGCAGCTTCCAATTAACGGCATCATAAAATCTCTCTATAACAGAAAAAATAATCTTCTCAAACATCATTTCATGGTTTGGCTCAAATGTATCGCTAAACTCTTTTGGAAAAGCATATTTGTAACCTATAGTACTAATACCAAACTTATTAGGTTGCTTGGCATAAAAAAATCTTACTTTATCGCCAGAAGATATCTTTTCATATTTTTTACCTGTATTAAACCTATCTAGCAATATATTATAAAAATATGCAGCTTTTACATGAATAGGCATATGTTTTGCAGTCTTAAATCCATCACACATAGCAGAGTATTTCTCGTATCCTTTAATACCCATTACGAAAGATATATCTTCAATCTTAAGATTTTTAAATATTTCATATGTTTCGTTAAAGATTTTATTAGTTTGAGCTAAGTCTTTTGTAAGTAGCATTGTTTCAATAATCTTTTTTACGTACGGTTTGATAGGCGCAGGCATAGTAGTACGTACTACCTCTACTCCTGTATACTTGAACTTATTGCAAGGTATACCTTCTTCATCTAATACACGTAAAACATATCTTTTCTTCTGTAAGAAAATTCCGGTATCTGCAATAGCTTCTCGTTTAAAATTTAATCTACAATCTATTGACCCTAAGGCTGTCTGACCCCAGACTTTAATATTTTTATTTAGATAGTCTTCTATTTCCTGCACCTCTTTATAATATTCCGGGGTAACTCTACCTTTACTATCTAACATTTTAAGACCGGTCTTTTCAACTATACTTTTAATAGAAATGTAAGAGCTGTCCGTATCATTATAGATAATAGGAGTATTTTTTGTTATGTCCTCGTCTGTCATGCCAGTTTTACTTTTAACATATTCCTCGAGTAACCTGTTTGATTCCTTAATAACTGCTTGACCGGTAAGTGTAATACTTTCAGCTAGCTGATCATCGCCAAGAGGGCTATGCTTATTACCAAAGTACCCGTAAATGGTATTAATTAAAATCTTAATAGTGTGTTGTGTAATGTTGAGATTATCAATTTGACGTTTAAGCTGCTTATATTCGTCTGAACCTTTTTCAACAGTTAAAATTTTCTTTTTAAGTAATTTATGCTGTCTCTTAATTTCTACTCTCTTCTTATAGTAATGATCTACAGTTTCTGGAATTATTCCTTTTTCTTTTTGTGTAAATAGAACTTTTGCTTTTGAAATAGCTATTTTTTCTTTCTTAACAAAATCTATAAAATGTTGTGGTGTGAGTTTAAATTCTTGTCCGTTAACATGCTGTATAGTAATTTCTTTATCAGTTTTTTCAGTAATTACACCTACCTTTGTTTCAGGTGAAAGATTTAAAGTTATCATTACATTTGGATATAGGCTATTAGCATCAAACGATACAATGTTTTCTTGAAATCCTTTAAGCGGCTCGCCCACATAAGCTCCAGCATTCTGTTCATCGCTATGTACTTCTTTATTGAATGTAGGTATACGTTGATCTCGTGTTCTGGCTCTAATAGCACACAACCCAGTAATTACAGAAAGTGAACCTAATGCACCTTCAAAAGTTGTTAACCCAGCATAAGCTATCATTCTTAATAACTCTAGATACTGAAGCTTTTCCTCTAATCGTACGAGAAGATTTACGTCTTGTATGTTATATTCAACAAATAGCTCCCAATTATCATCAGCAAGGCTTGTTAAGTTTGTATCTCCGTAATCTATCTTATTTTCACCTAATTCAGTCTCTCCAATTGCATCGAGTTTATACGATTCTCTTAATGTAGGGCAGAACCGCTTATATATGTCTAGATAGTCTACACAGGACACCCCTTCAATATGCCAATGTACTTGCTCTCTACCAAACTTACCCTTAAACATAATAGGCCGGATATAACCAACAGGAGACAATTTCTTTGTTTCATCTTCTCCTAAAATTCTTGTAATTCTATTAATAATATAAGGTACGTCGAAAAATTCGCTATTCCATCCAGATAAAATATCCGGGTAGTCAGAAGTAAAGAAACTTAAAAACTTTGCTAACAAATCTTTTTCTGTCTTACAGTATATGTAAAGGCCATTCTCTAGAGTCTTATGATAGGCTTTTAGTCCCCAAGTTATAAACTTTTTCTTTACTGTATCATAAACAGTAATAATATTAATAGGGTGAGTTGGGTCTTCCGGTTTAGGAAACTCATCCGGACTATACGTCTCGATATCAATAAAAAGAACACGTATAGGGTGTTGAGTAAAATTATCTTTCTCGTTATGTTCCCAAAAATTATCAATTAAAAATTGCTGTTGAATATTAAGATTTTCAAAAACTCTTACTATTTTATTATCCTTTAAATACCTTGCTCTTTCTGCTTGGTTCTTAAATCTTTTCTTTTTTAATTTTGTATTAAAAATGCTTGTGCAATCTGGATGATTGTTTGTTTCTAAATAGATGTAAGGCTCGTAAGTAGTATCTAGCGCTACACGTTTACCATCCTGATCCCAGGTAAACAAACGCATAAGCTGCTCTCTTGGTAAGTATGCAACATTTCTATACACAAATATATTATAACTGCTTTAACTAAAAGTACAATTACAAATGTAATACTATTTTGAATAACACTATAGCGGAGCAAATTGCTGCAATCATACTGGTAAAAGTTCTAAGCAGTTCTAATTTGTGATTGTGTCTATCGACCCAAATTTCGACAAGATCTCTAAGTCTTCCTTCTTCTTCTAATCTCTTGATTTCTTTTTTGGATAGTTTTCTCATATATTGTTAATTTTATTTAACAATTTTCTATTAGGATGTCCATAAGGCAAGGTGTAAAGTTCAACATATTTGTTGACATTATCTTCATTTTCTAACCACCTGTCTTCTGCAACCTTTCTATACTTAGCACACATATTCATATATTTGCCCTTCTTAGATAGTGTTTCTTCAATGCATCCTATCATCTCATCGCCCGTATTAAACTTAATCGGTGCATTGCTATATGTTACTAAGTCTTGACATGCAATGGGAAGGCCGTAGCAGCATGCTTCAATATATTTTAGATCGCTCTTTGCTTTATTAAACGTATTATTTTGTAGAGGTGCTACCATCATATTAACTTTTAAGTTAAAGATTTTTTCGGGGTATGAATAAAGTTGTTGCCAGGTATGAAATTCTAAATCCCCGTTTTGTACGTATGGTTTTAATGGTAGAGGAAAAGCACCTAAAAATACCCATTGATACTTTTTTCTTGTCTTAAGAATAGCATCAATAACATGATAGAAATCATCGTTTTGATTTACTCTGTTATCTACATCAAAATGTGCTCCCGAGCCTGCATATAATATTCTCGGCTTACTAGAATACTCATCGTAATTAGAAGATATACGCTTTTCATCATAAAAATTGCCCATCCAGAATTTTGGTGGGTAGTTAGGTATAACTGTAACGTTTTTATTAGCTGTTTTGCCGAGATAATAATCTTTCATGAAATCACATGTAACGGTAATTTCATCACACAATTCCATAATCTCTTGTGCAGTTTTTCTAATATCCGGATCTGTGAATGCGGGTTTAAATTTATTATATTCCGGAATATCTTCACTAAAAACTAAATCATCAATCTCGTATACCATTCTAAATCCAATCTTTTGGCTTAATTCTTTTAAAAACTTAACAAACCTAAGCTGACTTACAGTAGCTTGTCTTTGAATTCTAACACATTCTGTACCGCGATAATAATTTGGATCAAAGCACATTACTGTGCTACCATGGGCGACTAATTTTTGATGTGCATTTAAAACGTGCTCAGGCCATATCATTCTCCAGAACCCGCATCCACTGTAATCAGCATAATAGTTCTGTATTCTCTTTAAATCTAATTCCGGCGGGCGTGGTAATGTATTTTGCGGTTGAGCCTGTGCAGTACGTCCAAAAGGCGAGACAACAGGGCTAGCAAAAGGTGATACAAACGGAGAAGAAAAGGGTAACATAAATAATATTAACTGCTATATTCTTTATAATCAACTCTCTTAGTAATACCGTTAGATTTTTCTAAGAAAATAATATCACCGGTTGCAGCTTTAATACTTTCCTTTCTATGACTAATAACCATTATACATTCATTATATTTTTCTACTCTTTCTTTAAGTATACCTATTACTAGTTCGACTCCTCTTTCATCTAAACTAGAATCAAACAATTCATCATAAATGCTGAAGTTAAAGGTTACGTCACCTTGTAATCTTCTTATGTCCATAAATGTAAATAAGCATGCAAGATCAATATTTTTACGCTCTGCACCACTAAAATTAAAATAAGAGCAAGGCTTGCCTCTACTATCAATAATCTCTTCTTCAAAATACTCGTTAAACGTACATATACAATTTGCATCCATTTTCTTTAAATAGTATGCTAATTTGCTATTAAACAATTGAAGCATTTTCTTAACAATATAAGATTTTACTCCTTCTTCTGATACAACAAATTTAGCTATGTCTAGCATATTGAGTTTTTCTTTAATTTCTTCTATCTGCGTCTTTACAGTATCAAGCCTATTCTTCTGCTCAGTTATAACGTTATCAAATGTCTGATGATCAGATTCTAGTTCTTTTAAATCTTGTTCTAATTCTTTTTGCCAGGAATTTAACTGCTCGAGTCTTGAAGTAAGATTATCTTTTTCTTTAACCTTGTGCTGATAAGATGATAAGCTATCTCTTAACTTCTGTATTTTATCATCAACTTTAGATTGAAGGGCAATAAACTGTTTTTCCTCTTCTTTAAGTTTAGATATCTTTTCTTCACAAACTTCTATCTCGAGATTAATTTTCTTCTTTTCACTCTTAATATGATTTCTGTCTACATCTTGTATAGACCTTAAACATGTAGGGCAAACATCCTTATCCGTACCTACAGAAGTGAGTTTTTTATTAGCTTGTGAAATCAGAGTAGTATTTTCCGATATTGAGTGGCGTATATCTTGAAGCTTTTTATCAGCTTTCGCACTATTAGTATCTTGCTCTGCAATGCTCTTTTTTATTTCCTGTACATCAGGCAATTCAAACTTTTCTAACTTTTTGTTAATTTCAGCTATCTCTTTAAAATTACTTTCTTGTCTACTTACATATTTGTCTTTCTTTCTCTGCCGTTCTTGTGCTTGCAGCTCTTGCTGCTTTTGAAGGGAGAGAATATTCTTAGAAATTTCATCATGCTTTGTTACTTCTAAATCAAACGTCTTCTTATTTTCATTTACATCAGCTTTAAGAATATCTAACATTTCACCAAAAATGCCCAGATTAAAAATATCCTCAATAAACTTTCTCTTTTCTTGCTTCTTTTTAGCCATGAAAGGTATAACGTTATTAATCGTCATGATAACGCAATTCTGGAACACTTCAGTATTACTGTTGAACTTACTAGCAATAAAAGTATTTGTATTAGAGATACTATCTCTTGTCTTATCTTCACCGTTAACATACACATAACACTTCGAAGGCTCTAGTGTTCTTATTATTTGTATCTCTTCTTTACTATCTAAATTAGATACTGTTGCATCCAGAATAATTTCGCAATTCTTGCGATTAATATTATTAATAATATTTTCTTTTTTAAGATCGCGTAATGTTTCCCCGAATACTGCAAAATATATAGCATCTGCCACCGTAGATTTACCAACACCGTTTCTTCTATCTTCTTTATCTTTGTTAATACCGGTAATAATGTGTATACCTTTCTTAAAGTCGACAACTACCGGTTGATTGCCAACAGAAAGAAAGTTCTTAATACTAATCTTATTAAAGCTTATATACTTCATCTTTGTGTAGCTTTCTTATAGAGATCTAAGCAATACAGAGACACAGCATCCTTTTTCTCTATATCTAGTAATGTTATAAACTCTTCAATTGCCTTGCTCATATCAACTCCTGATAAATCATATGATTGTTCTTCATTAACTGTAATAGAACTATCATAAAGAGAATAGTCAACAGATAGATTAAACGGTTTGTATGTGGATATCTTTTGAATTAAAAGCTCTATATTATCACTCGATATCTTTTTATCTACTTGAAGCTTAACTATATTATTACCAACAAATTCTTTAACTTCAGCTGCGCTCAAAGACTTAAAATTCAATAATTCAGTAATTGTTAATTTTCTATGCTTAGGAGAATGAGGGTTCTCGAAAAACTTATAACTTAGATCATTAAAATCTAAAACATAATATCCTTTAGTCGACCCAGTATCGCCGAAGTCCATTTCAAAAGGATTGCCTACATATATAATAGTCTTCTTATCATACTTTCTTTCATCTCTTAAGTGAAAATGGCCAGTCATAATTAAATCTGCCTTTGTTAAAAGTTCAGATGTTTTAATTCCGTGATCACAATGCTTATGACTATTCATCTTAAAACTCTCAATTTCTAAATGACCAAACAATACATCTGCTTTTTCAATATTCTTAAGGCCTACCCCCCAAGGTAAGAACGTCGCTGTTTTACCTAAAATAGTATAGGCTACTGGATCACTAACAACTAATATATTTTTCCATCCATCTAAAATAGATAACGAATTTACATCGGACCTGTCTTTATAAAAAGAATCATGATTTCCTACTAAAATAACAATATTAAATTCGCTCCAAGTTTTTAAAATTTGATTAACTACATGAATTGTATTGACTGCAATTTCATCTCTATAATGATATAAATCGCCTAATATAAAAATGTCCTTTATCTTTTTCTTATTAAGCTCATCTTTAAGCCATTGAGCCCATTTAAGAGCCGTTTCGTGCCAAAAAATACTATTTTGATGTACGCCAATATGTAGATCGGCAATACAGCAAACTTTAGAATTTTTTATAGTTATTTCTTTTCTATTTTTCACCCGGTAGAGTTATAGTTGTCATCGGTCGGCTCAACATATATGTGAGCGTTACCGGTTTCGTCAGGGTTGAGCATGTGTTCAGTATAAACCTTATCTCTGTATTCGTTTAGTACGGCATGATGCTTATTTTCTTTTTTAATACGATTTATAAACGCGTGAAATGCAATGGTAGTAAAATATGAGAATGGGCTAAATCCGGTATCAAGTTTAAACTTTTTATTACGTAAAGCAGAAAACATCTTTACAATAGCATCCCCTATCATATCGTCCTTATAAGAATAATTGATAAAGTTAGGTGCATATGAAAGCCCATGAGCGATTTTTGTCAGGCTTTCACCAAGCTTTTCAGTAATTTTGCCTGACTTATAATATCGTCTAATTTCCTCTTCAAATTCTTTACTGTTAACATAGTGTACTTTGTCTTTAGCTTTAACTTTTTTACCATCGGGTGTTACTTCCGGAGGTGGTGTAATACTTGTGGTTAAAATCTTTTTAAGCACCGGATCATTTTCCACAGAATCTTCTTCATTAGATTCTATATCCGATTTAATTTTTTTAAGTTTCTTGGAACTTTTTAATTGTGTATTGGATTTTTTCTTTTTCATAAAGACTTATTCGTTTTTCCATATGAGCTGTACTATATTTAAATTCATCGGCAATATCGAATATTATAAGCTTATCCTTATCTTTATGCAAGCGAAGGCCTCTGCCTATAGACTGTACTATTTTAATTTTTGCTTTTCCACCGCATGCAAAAATAATATAATGCAGGTTTTTAATATTAATACCGGTCGAAAATATTTTTGAAATGGCAACCACTATAACATCTGTTCTATTCTCCATTAAAGTTCTAATCTTTTCTCGTTCTGTTACTTCTACTTCACCGCGGATAAAATAAACTTGCTTGTTAGGACATAGCTCTTTAATTGTTCTATAAAGTGTTTCACCATGTTCAATAAAATCTATTAGTATTAGAGCATTATTAGCTAGCTTGCAAGCAACACTGCCTATTACATTATTTCTAAACGGACTACGCATTAAAAATCTTTGTTCTTCCCTGTATAAATTTGCAGATGAAATAACTACATCTTTAAAAGGGTCTTCCTTATAGATTAGTTTTAATATTTGTACTTGTACATTGCTTACATAATTTTCTAATCGTAGTTCGTGACTATGCTTCTCGTAAATAATAGGACCAATTTTACCTATAATATTCCATTGATCTAGCTTATCTTCAGGCATCGTGCCGGTGAACCCGAACCTCAAGTTAGTTTTAATGTCTTTTAGGATATTGTTTATTTTATTACCGCGTCTTACCTTATGTACTTCATCAACAATAACCAAATCGATGTTTTCTAGCCACGATAAATCTGAATTTTCTGATTGAAGTATACCTAGATTAGCAATAATTACATTTGAAGAGTCATTTTTGTTTGTTTCTAAAGGGTTACTACCTGTCCACTTTCGTGATAAAAACGGTACCCCGTAGCTGTTAAAATCTGTATATGTTTGCTCTACTAACCCTAAATCAGGTACAATTAATAAACACTTAAATTGTTTATTCATACAAAAGAAATTTGATAAAAGCGATGCAGTAATTAGTGTCTTTCCACCGGCAGTTGCCAGCACCACAACACCGCGACCGGTTTCAAGACATTTTGTTACGATTGCTTTTTGGTAGTCCCTTAATTTAAGGGATAAATTATCGTAAGGTTGGTTATTATAAAGAATATTTTTATGATAGCTTGACGGGCCCGGGAGAATAGCGTCGAGAAAATCCCGGGATGCACGGATTTCATCTTGCTGGCAATAGTTATTTTGCAAAAGAAAGCGAGTTATATCAAAAAATAAACATGGATCGACCTTACCGGCTGGAGTTATGGCATAAGTACGAGAAGGAATAAATCTTCCTCTTAATCTTGCAAACCGAGCTCCTTCATTTTTAACGGAGAAATGTTCGCGTATATCGTTAAAGTGATCCCCAGTAATAATACCAATCTTTTTATTTTTATCTAAATCAAAATAAACCATTAAGTTGTCTCCATCTTAATTAGTTCCACTAAATTTTTTACATCAAAGCTAATACTATGCATAGTTTTATCAACTCGCTCTAAAAAGTCTACAATATGTTTTTGTAAATTAATTTCCTGATCTATAGATGCAACTAGAGGGTGTCGTTCAGCGGCCTTCTCTAGTGTAGGAGTAGTAAGCCGGATACTAGATTCCTCCCGTATTTCTGAAACAGCAGTTTTTAGGGCTTCTTCTCTCTTCTTATACATTCCATTTAAATTGTTTTTCTCTATAATTAACCGAGACACCCATTTAGCTTTCTTTGCTGG